TAACTCTGTAAAATTTTCTCTCCCGTGTTGGTGTCCTTCCAAGAGTGAATCCATGATATTAGAAACACATGCCTCTACCGGTTTAGGACAATGCCTAATCCATTGAGGCACCTCAGTAATCGTTTCCCAAGCTAGGGGCGCCTTAATGATGAACTTCGAGTCTTCATGGGGAGTAAATTGACGCTTAAGGTAAGTGATATCATAGATATCATCCCAAGCGTGGATCTCCGCTTCTTTACTGAACGATGTTATTTCATGTCCATAAGCTTCCATCTCCTTCTGAATCGTCAAATTGTTGAAGAAGCAAGCAACAATCGAAGCTATAACCTTAACTAAGTCATCTCCGGTATAATTTGCTCTCACGAAAGCATCGTAAAAATGCAATGCCATGAATTTTGGGCATCTCGTTCTCATTATCGCTCTCCATGCATTTTTCGAATACTTTTTATTAATTTTCGAATTGAAGTCTGTAGTTGCGCGAAATCCAGATAGTAAACCAAAGAATGTCATGAATAAAACATCAAGCATTCTAACGCGCGTGAAAATCACCTCTTCCATTAGGACTCTCCTAATCAGCTTGTTCATTTCTGAGTCATTATAATATGCATTTGCATCTTCTGTGCATGATTTTAAAAACTCTGCCATCGCGTGTTTATCGTACTGTACGAAATCGAGTGCGGCTGTAATGTGGACTATCTTTCTTAATCGTTCCATTTCACTTTCAGGAATGTTAAACTCTTCAGCTAGATTTCTTAACTGTTCTTCATCAAGTCCACTATTTTTGTGTATTGTTAGGTGGCGAAATAATTCTCCCCATTGGGGTCCAGTTGGTGCTATCCCTACGCCATTCGCCAAGGCTATGTGATGTTCTCTCAAAAAATTTAAGTAGTCACCGAAATATTGTCCAAATAAGATTGAATGGTCAACTGGTCCCATACAAAATGTTCTTGTTTTGCCTGCTTTTATTTTCTTATGAGTGCGGCGCTCATCTTTGAGTTTGTAAGTCCACTCTGACTGCATGGAAATACCTTGTTTTGCTAAATCTAATCTTTTGTCGAGACGAGTTCTCAACAATGGGTCACTTACTACGTAATTGTCTTCCTGGTCTAAAGAAAACAAATAGGCTTTTCCAGCTCCATCTCCTGCTTTCTTATATTTCATATAGGGAAATCCAGGAGAAGATGACATATTCATTCTACCTAAATGGGGCATATCAGGAGCACCATTTATTGATTCGTATTCAGATAATATCCTAGGCTGGTAATCACCCTTAAGAAAAGCTTCCTCAGCTCGATCATGTTGGTTTATTAATTCTAAATCTTGATGATTCCATAATGGTAAGAACGTGACATTCTCTTCCAAATTCCTAATCAATGGGGGAATTCCAGACTCATTACGTGGGTCATTAGGGGTAAGAACCGCTGGAGCCGTTAATACAGGGTACGCCATACCATGTACAACAGACGGTTCAATGTCTGTTTTACCTGATTGAAAGATAGTGTCTTCTCTCTTGGCTTTACCAAGATA